GGGCAGGATGGCCTTTCCCATCATAAGCGGTTTGTAGTGACTTCCCGGGTTCATGCCCCTGGAGGTTGCTGGTACGTACTCCATGCACGGAGAGTACGGCCAAAAAATCTTATTCCAAAAAGTATTTTTTTGAACTCTTGTGGGCTGAGTGCGACCCACCAGTTCCAGCGTAGCAAACTGGAAGTTGTTGGAGATTTTTTTGTGACCCAAATTATACATACGTGGAGAACCGCCGCTCCGTATCTGTTCACTTATTACGCGATTCAATTCTGCGATGGGACAAGCGAAATGAACAGCTGGCTGATTATAGCCTGGTATAGCTTGTTGATATTGTTGCTAGCGATATCAACATAATAACGAACGCAAAGACGAACAGTGTCTCAGACTGGGCGTCTATATAGATCTGGTGCCAAGAAATGTGATCGAGCACCAAAAAACACACAGAAAGGTAGTGTGTCTAAAGATAAATCTAAAGTTCGAAAAACACAGAATGAGACTCCTGTGTATAATAAAGAGCCTTATGTGAAGCCTAAAAGTAAAGCTTCTAATAATATCAACAGTGCTATAAAGGCTGTTGTTGATTCAGTTAAATATGAGTAGTCCTTTCCCATAATTAAGACCAATAAAACAATCAGCGTTGCTAGTAATCTCGAGGTTAACATCAACCTTTTTAAAATGAGAATGAATAACTAGCCACAAGCGTTTTAAGTAAAGGTGGATATTGATGGGCTACTTGATTATACTGATAAAAGATTTGATGGCTATTGTTAACCTATCGCCCTATATGTCGCCTGTAATTGGGACAAAATTTAAAAGAATGGCAACTATGTCGAAACTGATCATTTTGTAACTTGGATCTGTAACGTCATGACCAACTATGCCAACATCCATGAAGGATTTGATAAGCATGTCGAATACTTCTATTATGGGTATACTGATATATTTGAAGAACTGTCAGTATTTTGTAAGTTGGGTTGCGTTAAATTGGTTGGTGTTGTAGAAGAAAAAGGGAAGTCATGTTTTCTCACTGGCCTAAAATAACATCATATCACGCATGAACATTCTAAGCGTGCTATTGTGTTTATGTCAACAGACAAAAATCCATCCGTCGGTCACATGCGAGCCTATGTACCATTAGTAGGCTAAGGTAGTTAAACGAACGCCTTGATGATGGATTAATAGTTCCAGCCCCCTATAATTGAAGAAAAGAAAACTGAGGCTGTTACTGTCGTTGAAAAGAAAGAAGTGGTCAATTAATGGATAGGAGATGAAAAAACTGCATTTCAGAAATTTCTTAAGGAGTTTCAAATTCCAGAAGTCTAGTGTGGACAAATTTATACACAAGACAATGTGGATTATGCTTGGTTTTTTATTGTACCAGCTGTTGTAGGTGAATACTCTGCTAAGGATGAAGATATTACTGTAGAAAATCAACACTCTGTTTTAGATATATAGAGTCTGTATTTCAAAAGTAACATAAAATAAATCCACTGGGATAATTTTAGCCCTGATTAAAGAAATATTAATGTCACGGGTGATGTCTTTATTAGCAAATACGCAACAGAAATCCCTCTAACTAGACGTAAATTAGGCCCAAACTTAAGCGTAGTTAGAGTGGTTTTAACTGGTTATAAACACGGTTTCCCTCGTTGCGGAACAATACCTTCTACCGATAAAATTTAATTAGTGAATAGCTTTAATTGTCATGCGTGTGTTGTCTTAAGTAAAGCACTTAGGGCAACGAGAGACGAAAATCATATAAATGTGTAGTATGACTTCAAGCTAAAAACATTTGACGGTAGAGATCACGATTGTGGCAGATAGGCAGATAAATATACGGTTATAAAAAATGAAGAGTCCTACATGAAGCAGTACTTGGATAAAGACAAGTCTGAGAAGACATTACCTAGCAACATTGGTTATATAGAATCTGGTATGTCTTATTATAGATATTTGTTCTAAGATATTGGCCATAATAATTCTGTTCAACCTCTTGGTTTATTAGAGAGACAAAGGTTTTGTTAATTATACTACCATCAGTTCGTTTTGAACATTAATAATAAAACATTGTATAGTGATATTATGGACTCAAAAGCGAAAACTATAACTAGGTTCCCTTACTGTTATAAACCCCCTAGTCTTTTTGTAAATTGGGTTATAGGTTCTGCATTTGCTTCTTTGATTTTAGTTAATATTTCATATGTGTTAACGAATGAATTTGTTTGGGATTTGTGGTAGCTTCTTTGTCTTTGTTTGTATATGGTTTTGTTTGTTTCATATACTTAATATTGCAATTTCAGAGAGATAAGACGTGCCGGAGCTAGAGAGAAATGGAGCTTCAATTTTCCCAGGTATAATACCTAAATTTCGACAAGTGTGTCACAGCTAAACAATTATAGCAATCAGGTGGTAGGAAACGATGTAGATGTTGTGCATACTGAATATAACAGGTTTCAATAGGATCTCAGTAAGAAAGGAAAATCATTAGTAGAACCAGCAAAAGATACAAGTTTGAAGAGAGATGAAAAATTGTGGGCTAAATTAATGGGGGTGTGTAATTGTGAACATAAAAACACGCTGAAGTAATGGAAAAGAACTGGTTAAATAGGGTTTGAAAATGGAGTTAGAGTACAGAATTGTACATTTTCCAATTGTCTATCAAATCTTTATTATGCTGTACACGCTAGATAAGGTGGCAGTCGTTCTTAACCTGACCCATTTGTTCTGAAGATGTTTCAGAAATACTCTAAGAAATAAATAATTTTGATGAATGAGAAAGTGAGAAAAATATACCCATAGTTTACATTCAATCTTCAAGAATTCCTAGACAATTTACCTGCTAAGAAGAGAGCATTATACAAAAGAGGTTATGAAAAAGCCTTGGAAGATCACAAGATAGATGGCACTATGACGGCTATGGTAAAATAAGGAGAAGTTCATAGGGTAGACGGATAAGGTAATGCTAAAGACAGACCCAGAGTTATATGGAATCCTTCTGAAACTGTTCAGCTTTTTGTCACTGCTTTCAATTCAGTCCTCATACAAATGTTGAAGACACAGATCCCCGGTTTCGTACATGGTCTCAATAAAGGTGATTTACAGAAAAAGTTTAATTAAGAGATTCCTAACAACAGAGTCTTTATTTCTTGTGATACATCAGGTCATGATGCTAGTCAATACGACTCGCTTATATAATGTTGTGATAATTATTTCATAGAAGCACATTATGACTAAATAATAAATATATTAAGAGATAATGGAAATGGGTTGGAAATTGATGCAAATATGGCTAAATAATTGAAGAAATATATTCTATCTCTTAAAACTAACTATATGATGAAGTATATGAACACTATTATAGAGAGAGGCACAATAAAAGGTACAGTATTTTCCGGTCACGCCACTAGAACAACTTTTGGTAATAGTCTTAGAGTATATATGTATATAAGTTTCGCATTGAGCTTTTTGACGGATTTACAAGGGCACTTTAACATATATGTGTCTGGAGATGATGTTTTAATAGCGTGTAGAGAACAAGATGTTGAAAAAATTTAAGAATATTTGTATCGTTATGTGTATATAAAGCAAGAAGGAATTGGAGCGTTAGGCTAGGTCTGTAAGTCTGTTTTGTACGAAAAGAATAGCTATTCTTTCCTTTCATGCTGTGGGGTAGTTTCATCTTCAGGACATTCTATTACTAGATAACCTTCAAGAGCTCTGTTTTCAGGTTTAAACACTAGAAAGACTATTTCAGTAAAAGATCACTATAATTCTAGGGTGTATTAAATACTGTCTTGGTGTAAAGACTTGATTCCATTTTATCATTTAAAGCTCAAGAATGTTGTAGAAGAAGATGATATTATAAAAACCATGGACTTCTCATGGAAAATGCATCAAAACAAAGAACCCATTGACCGATACGCTGTGTTCTAGTAGTGGAATAAGGAGTTATTTGATTAAGCTTATTCCTTTTTTGACATTGATTTTGACTAGCCGACATTTAATTTAGTGGCTGGTTCAAGCAGATAACTCTTCCGGGCTTCCATTGAACAAAACATTGTTGGATGACCCGGTTGATACTGGAGTGTACGTAAGAGGCGTACACATTTGAACAATGTATTGTTCTAATTACGTAAGGTATACGGTGTAGACAGCTCTAAGAAGAATAACTGTCTATATTCATGCACATGTCAGTGAGGACGGTTATTACTCTATATATGTAACAATCCTCAAGTGCAAGTACAGCTTTAAAGCACGCCCTACCAAGGACCGACTGTAAGTTTTGCTGATTTAATAAACTTAATGTAGATATTTTGTCGTTTGTAGAAATAAACTACCACTACTGACTGTTTAGTGGTACCATTCATTGAATTGAGTGGAAAAGACATTCTCAGTTGATATTAACAAGAACAATAAAAATTAAAAGCCCTTAAATAAAAGAAGGCAATTGAAACGAGATAGACGTTTGGCGGTCTAAAAATAGCCATATAAACGTTAACGTGTGATGGTGATGGAAAAATCTGTTGGGTTGAGAATTAATCAACCTAAAATGACAACAGTGCTACCGGCTACTCTAAGAATGAAAAATAGAGAGCTTCTATCATCTTTGTCCAGTATTTCATACGATAACTTCGAACTTTTGAAGACTTACAAGTTATAACCGGGATTCCCATTAACATGTCCCTGGTTTGCTTCATTGGCTTAAAAGTTTGATAAATATAAAATTCATAACTTAAAATTTTGCTATGAATCTACGTGTCCAACCACGACCCCTGGTCGTATCATTTTCTTAGCCTATTCTGACCCTAATCAGTAGGCTCCTGTCACTTTGTATGAAGCTTAAGTCTCCATGACTAATTATAAGTCTATACAGGTTTATAACTACGGTGAGTTTAGACCTGATTAACACATACAAATGCGATAAACGGAGTTTTTCGTAAGAAGTCCAAGTACTTAAGTAGTGGACATAATGAAGTACGATATAGGTATTATGTATATTTATGCTGACACAGTTACTTAAGGTGCTGTTATGGGCAATATATATATTGAATATGATATTACTTTGATGAACCCTGTCCCATAAAGAGACACTGGTTTTTCATTGGGCACAGATATTGTAAAAGATAGTCCATTGACTAGTTTGGATTATAATTACATGCCGTCAGTTGTATAAGTTGTTGACGGTTTGACTTGCAACTTAAAATAAGCAGGTACTTACATGTTATCTACATCAGGTATTGTAGGTTCAGGTAATGTAATAACACCAACTATTACAAATGCAACTAGTACTGTCATATAGGCTGTTGCAAATTCCGCTACTGGTACATCTAGTGGAGTTTATCAAGTAATTGTTACTGCTGCTTAAGCTGCACTTGCATAAATTGTGTTTAAAAATTATGCATAAGTTATGAATTTGACTAAGGTAGCTTGATTCCGAT